AACCATGACAGCGTTCTGTACTTCAGGGGCCAGCTTGTCAAAAGTGACGTTCATCGGATCTGATTCAGTCTCAACCGGGACAAAGGAAGCAGAGTCCTCATCCCAGCGGTTTTCCTGCATATATTCAGCATCCCAGGAATCGAGGGCAGGGCGGGGTATACCGGGTTTATCCTCGCAAACAAGAAATTTATAAGCGCAGTCCTGAGCAGCCGGATATTGCTCCAGGAATTGCCAGGTAAATTTGGCACGGGCGCGGCGTTCGTCACCGGCTTCAATGGCAGTGGCTACAGCAATTGCACCTTCTTCCTTTATTGCCTGTTCGTCCGGAATGGCGGCGCAAATAAAGACTTTACTCATTTTGTTTTACCTCATTACAGATTTAAGGGTGAACAAATCCCTGCCATTGCTGGCATATAAGAATGAAACCGGATATTTATTACGGAACTGTTTTAAAGACCTGCCGGGATTTCGTTATTATCCTGGTGAATAACTTTATCGACCGGGTAACAGTTACCGGGAATTTTCTGTTCGGTTGCTGCAGTCACACACTCCTGCATTGTCCTGTGAACACTGACTGCAATATCAACTGGCTCTCCGGAAACAAGAAAAACTGTCAGAACAAGTGCAAATGCTGTATTCATTGTGCACATCCTTTTTGTATCGGACGTAAACGGGCCAGCATTGAAAGAATGCATATTTTATTTAATAACTCCCGTTCGTGTTTTCTCTTGTTAATGGCATCTTCAGTAAATACAGGGTTACTGATAGTGACACCAATTTCAAAACAACCTTCAGACGTATTAACGTTTGGTAATAACGTTTCCATTATCGCGTCCTCAACAATGAATTTTGTGATGCGGTGCCTGGTGCCTCCAGGTGACGTTAACCAGTTAACAATTAACGCCGGATACAGAGAATCCACCCATAACACTGTTTTTGGTTTTAACTGTTCCGCGTGCGCTGAGCCGCATTCACCGCATCACAAAATTCACTTTAAAAAGGGCGGCAGAGCAGTCACGGAGTAAAACTGATACCGCCAAACGTCACCAGAAAATTGATAACAGAGGGCGTTGCAGCGGGGTTGTCGCTTAAGCGTATGGTCAACCTGACAACCCGGTGTCCTCAACGGGGAAGGAATAACCCCGCCATACTTACCGCCGCGCCATTTCGCGGAGTGCCACAACCGGAAGCGCACGGTCGAACTAAATTTAACGACACCGTACAGAGAGACCAATTTCGCCGTGCGCTTTCGCGTTATGCCCTGACTTTTCAGGGACATATCCTTTCAGTAAACTGTCAGTGCCGGATGTTCACCCGTGTCCGGCGCACGCACTCCACCTGACCCGTGGAGAACTCCTTAATTACCAACCCTCAGGAGGGTGAAATGGATAAAAAGCAAATTGAGGCCCTGCAATCTATTATTGAAAAACAAGATGAAGCTATCAGGATTCTTTCATATCGCACTGATATGATACTAAATATGCTTTCTGCATTAACGGCTGCGCTTGGTGGTACAAAAACAAACGTATACCGCGAAGTTGTTATTCAACAGATAGATAAATTTGAAAAAACCATACCAGGTATTAATGCTCATCTTGCAGAACAAGAGAAAGACCATGCTCTTATGGCAATTTCTTCAGTAGCTCTCCCGAAAGTTGAGTAGTTTTAATTGTTGTTTTGAAATAATCACTGCTTTCACATTTGAGTGATTTCATGGCAATCCAAATGCGGGCCTCTGTGCCTGCATTTGGTTCCAGTTGCTGTAGACGTTTTGCGTCTTCCAAAAGTAAGGCGATAATGTGTTTCAGCTTCTCATCATTTGCTTGATTCTTGTTTTCAGGCGAATTCTGTCCGCCGAATAGGCGCTTCTCTTCATACAGACCTATAAAGGCACGACGCACGTTACCGGATATAGTATCGATGGTTTCTTTTTCTACGGTACTCAGGTCAAGAGTCGCCAGTTGAGAGCGAACCACATTCGATGCCATTTCCTGGAATGGTACTGGTAAATCTTTAAATTCCATCGTCAACCTCATCAGTCAGTGTTTCTGGTTAACCAGCGACGCGCGCCAGCTTCAGTTTTAAACGTTTTGCTTCTGGTATACGCCATCGCGGTAAACGTGCCGTCCTGGTTGGGAAACACGCCGTACACCAGAGATTCGTTGTTGCCAAGATCGATAGTATCCATGCTGACCTCATTTCCCCTTAACGCCAGGGTAGCGGAACTGTTTGCTGAGAACACCGTGCGGTGTCTTGATGGGTGGTAATTTAGTTTTCTCATGAAGGTTGGTCAAGCGTTTTTAATGAGAAAACTCAATATTTAATGCAAAATAAAGCCAATACATTGAAATGTAAGGCTTTAAAATTTGTGAAGGGGGGTTACTGATGTTTGTTACGTTTGCGAGCTTCTAGTAGCTCGGTGAATAGGCGATTAAAATTCTCAACGCGGGCACGGAGTTCGCTGATTTGTGCTTGCTGCTCTGATTTTGGAAGTGCGCGATACAATCGCAACATCTCCAACTCATCTTCCGATAAGTCTAAGGCGCTGTTGAGTGCAACTGGTGGATCTGGTGTTTTATCCTCGTCACCAAACAGTATCCAAGTTGGTGAACATTGCAATACCTCAGCCAGGCGATGCAAATTTTGCCCACGCGGGGCTGTATGGTCGCTTTCCCATAGTGAAATTGATGAGCCAGATACGCCAGCGGCTTTGCTTAAATCGTTTTGACTTAAACCAACCTGTTTGCGTCTTTCTCTAATTCGTTGACCTAAAGTTTTCTCGTTCATATTTAGATATCTTAATAACCCTTGACTTGAGATTCCTTGAGTGATTACTATTGAGAAAACTCAATTTTGGAGGGGTGATGTTTAAATCAGACGTAATTAATTTTTATGGGACGAAAGCCAAAGTAGCGAAAGCTGCTGGTGTTGATCCATCTGCTGTTTCTCAATGGGGGGAGCTGGTTCCTGAAGGTCGCGCGATGCGCCTGCAAGAGGCATCCGGCGGGGAACTTCAGTACGACCCCAAAGTTTATGACGAATATCGTAAGGCAAAGCGGGCGGGGCGGTTGAACAATGAAAATCACCCCTGAACAGGTTTGTGAGGCTCTGGATGCCTGGGTGTGCCGACCAGGAATGACACAGGAGCAGGCGACGATATTAATCACGGAAGCATTCTGGGCTCTGAAAGAACGCCCGAACATCGATGTTCAACGCGTCACGTTTAATGATGGCGAGGTTGATCAACGGGCGCTGGGCGTTAACCGGGTGAAGATATTCGAACGCTGGAAAGCTATCGACACCAGGGATAAGCGGAAAAAATTCACGGCGCTGATTCCGGCAATTATGGAGGCTATCCGAATTAGTGATTTCAGGTTGTATCGTGAGATCAGTGATGGAAAAAGCATTACGTACATGATCGCCGGATTAAACAAAGAATATGGCGATGTGGTGGAGTCCGGGCTGCTTTTTGCGGATCCAGCTGTTGTGGAACGTGAGACTGACGAGCTTATAGAAAAAGCTATTGCTTTCAAGCATGCGTATCGTCAGCAATATCAATATTACTTTGCAGATAAACAAATGTCTGCCAGGGGTTCGTATGAGTATCGATGCACTACGATGGGCTAAAAAGGTGAAAACCGGCAGTTCATCCAGTAAGTCTGTATTGACCTGGCTTGCTGATATGTGCGGTGCCGATTTGTGTGCATACCCGTCTGTATCTGCACTGGCAGAAGTAACGGAACTAAACAAAAAGACTGTGCAGGACAGCTTACGACACCTGATGGAGATTGGGTTAATTGTTGATACCGGTGAGAGAAAAGGCAGAACAAAGCAAATTGTGGTGTACCGACTTATCGGTGTAGAAGAAAGTGTTGCCGAGCCTGAATACACCCAAAAACGGGAGTCTTTAAAGGTGGGTAAAATTGGCGCTGTTAATAAAAACAGTACCGAAAATGGTTATGTTTCAGCACAAAACAGACCCAAAAACGGAACTCTTAGCTGCATGGAAAATAACCAAAGACACCCAAATTTTCCATCAAAGACACCCAAAAACGGATCACGGAACCCAAAGGAACCCAAAGATCTAAACCCCACACATAACGCACGCGAGAGTGCTCCGACCAGTGAGCAGGAAGTTTTGTCGTTACAGGCAGCACCCCTTGTATTCCTGTATGGCCTGAGCGAACCCATCGGAAAATTTCCGATGACCGATAGCTGGTATCCGTCACGGGATTTTCGACGACGGGCTGCGTTGTGGGGGATGGCTTTGCCGGAGACAGAATTTACACCTGCTGAACTTGCCGCCTTCCGGGACTACTGGGCAGCGGAGGGGAAAGTGTTTACGCAGATTCAGTGGGAGCAGAAATTCGCCCGTCACGTAAATCACGTCAGGGCGCAGGTTAAACCAGTCAGCAAGGGGGTAAACCATGCAGCAGCACCAGGTGGCACCGCATCACGGGCAGTTCAGGAAATTCGGGCAGCACGTGAGCAGTGGGAACGTGAAAACGGATTTATCAGCGACGGAAACGGTCTGGAAGCTGTGGGAACTCATGGGGGAGGTTTATTCGAACCGCTGGACCCAGAAGAACGGGGCCGCACCTTCGAAGCTCTGGATTGCACAGATTGGCGCGATGACTGAGCAGCAAATCCGACAGGTCTGCCGCCAGTGCATGGACCGCTGCCGGGCGGGTGAAACATGGCCTCCGGACCTGGCTGAGTTTGTGGCACTGATTTCGGAAAGCGGAGCCAATCCATTCGGTCTGACGGTGGATGCTGTGATGGAGGAGTACCGCCGCTGGCGCAATGAGTCCTGGCGATATGACGGAAGTGATAAGTACCCGTGGTCTCAGCCTGTGCTGTATCACATTTGCCTCGAGATGCGTTCAAAGGGGATTGAGCGCCAGATGACCGAAGGGGAATTAAAACGGCTTGCAGAACGGCAGCTGGCGAAATGGGCAAAGCATGTTAGTAACGGCCTGAGCGTTCCGCCAGTCCGGCGACAACTGGCGGCACCCAAACGCCCGTCGGGGCCAACGCCAATTGAGTTGCTGAAACAGGAATATGAACGCCGGAAAGCGGCTGGGTTTGTTTGAGTTGAGAAGTAATTTTTACCGGGAGGAAATTTATGGAGACTGTTTTTGACGCACTGAAAGCGATGGGAAAAGCCACGTCGGTAGAACTGGCTGCGCGACTTGATATCAGTCGTGAAGAAGTGCTGAACGAACTATGGGAACTGAAAAAGGCTGGTTTCGTTGATAAAAGCGCGTACACCTGGCGTGTGGCTTATAACAACGTTCAGCGGGAACAGCCAGCGTCGGCAGAACTGTCGGAAGAAACCACCACGGCAACAGTCGCTAAAATTTCGGAGAGCGATTTAACTGCGACGATTGAACAACGTGGCCCACAAACGGCGGATGAACTGGCTACGTTTTTCGGCATCACATCACGCAAAGTGGCTTCAACGCTGGCAATGGCAATCAGTAAAGGTCGTCTGATTCGCGTTAATCAGAACGGTAAATTTCGTTACTGCATGCCGGGCGATAATTTACCAGCAGAGCCGAAAGCTGCATCGGTAGCGGAAACTGATGGTAAAGCCTTTCCTCAGCCAGCCGGTGTTGCGTTACCAGTACAGGAAGCTGCAACACAGGAAGATATTAAAACAGAAACTGTGGCGGACATTGTGCAGTCGTTGCCATCGTTTACCGAAACGCAAGCAGATGAGCTGATTTTTCCGTCCCTGCGCAGGGCAAACCTGGCGCTGCGCAGGGCGAAAAGTGATGTTCAGAAGTGGGAGCGAGTCTGCGCCGCGCTGCGGGAGCTGAACAAGCACCGGGATATTGTTCGACAGATTACTGATTCTTCCCGCCGTGTTGTATCGGAAAAGTGATTGCCGGAGGCGCTTATGGCAAAAGTATTTACACAAGAAGAGCGGGAAAAAATTAAAGGGCAGGTTGTTGAACTAGTACGCCGGAGTGGGCGCGAGATGTTACGGCAACTGGAAGCCAAGACAGGTGCGACAAGATATCTGATGAGCGTTCTCGCCAGAGAGCTGGTTGCCAGTGGCGATGTATACAACTCTGGTTACGGGTTATTCCCGTCTGAACAGGCTCGTAAGGACTGGCAAAATGCCCGCAAAAAACTATCTAGGGCAAAGGTGAAGAAACCATCTGTGGTTGATCCGGATCTTATCTGGTCATTACCAGACGGAGAAATACGCCGCTACGACAGGCGTCTGAACATAATCTGTAGCGAGTGCCGGAAGAGCGAAGCTATGCAGCGTGTACTGGCTTTCTATCAGGGTAATTTTCAGAAGGTGCTGTTGTGAGCCAAATTAACAATCGGAACTTCGTGAAGAGAAAGCATAATCCAAATCTGAATAATTAAGTTCAGCACTGTAAATAAAATTTAATCCTTAACTGGAGGTATATTTATGTTAAATACACAGAAAGCCATTAATGCGGAAAAATATAACGAGTGGGCAAGAAAATTCTCTGAGCAGATTTTTAAAATTACTGGCGATGAGAATGTGGCAAAAAATGAATTAGAACCGTGGACACCTGAAGGAAACGCACCAAATTATTGCTGGTGGGAGGTTGATCCGGTTGATGCTGCAAATGAAGCCATGAGTTACCACAACGATTAATGTCGGGAGGCCGCCCGAAAGGGCGGTAAGAAATGACTACATTATTCAGAAAAGAATATCCGCAAAAAAGTAGGGCGACAGAATTTTTGTTTCTCATTCTGTTTATCGTATTGATGATACCGATATCCCCTCTAATTTTTGTCTGGGCAATCGGGAAAATAATTGAGCCAGTTACTGAATTGTATACCGACGTTGTATGGGCGTCGTTCAACACACTGCACAATAAAATTAATCCGTATAAGGAAAACTGATATGGCAACTTTGACAAAAAAAGAACGGGCATGGTTAAACGAATTACAGGAAGTTCTTGATCGCTGTCCATCACCGAAAAAAATTGGCTTTTACACCATTGGCGATAAAAGCATTTACCTGTATGACCTACGCCGCATGGATGAAATCATGGAGGCTCTTGATAATCGTTCGTCGATGGATTGGTGTGTTGCTGTTCATGATATGAATGCAGGGTTTGATGAAAAGATTTTGTTCCCCTCATCAGTTGAAAGCACTGCGGGTTAAGGAGTAACACATGACCACTATTACCAAAGAACGTATTGAATTGTTCATTAAAAATCCGGTTGAAAACGGGCTTACCCGTGGTGAACAAATGGAACTGGCACGGATTGCGCTGGCATCGCTGGAAGCAGAGCCGGTGGCAAAGATTATAGCTCATTACCCATTAGGGGTTGACGTAGGCAAACAAAAATTCGTACAGGCCATTAGAGAGCTTCCTGACTTTGGCGGATATCTATTTGCCGCCCCTCCAGCGCCGATAGTGCCGGAAGAAATGTATTGGCAGGATGCGCCAGTTGAAGGCAGCAGCAAAGCGGCTGCATACGCTACAGGCTGGAACGATTGCCGCGAAGCCATGCTTCAGTCCGGAAACTTTCGGGAAAATAAAGATTCGTCAACCAATAATTTTCGGAAAATCCCGGAAGCGTCAACCAGCTCTCCGGTAACTCCGGCTCTTCTGCCTGGTGGTTTCACCATTGAGGAGGCGAAGGAATTACATGAAGACCTGGTACGCAGCCACATAAGCAAGGCCTTAAGTGGCGAAAAGATGAAAAAGAAAGATCGCGATGCTGATTTGCGCTGGATTCATGGCGTTATAGTTCAGGCAGCGTGGTTTGTAAAAGCATCACTGGAGCAGAATGCACTATCGGGCAACTATCCGGTAACTCCGGATAGTTGGATAAGCTGTAGTGAGCGAATGCCGGATACCAAAACAGCCGTTCTTGTTGCCGTGGAGTTTGACAGGAAAGGTGACTGGCGAATGAAATGGGCGACTTACATCCCGGGTCATCCTGACGCTAATGATGGGTGGATAATTCCTGGTGCGTCGTGGAAACCGTCACACTGGATGCCGCTACCAGAACCGCCGCAGGAGGTGCGCCAATGAACTGGCCTGAAGCATTTGCAATTACAGGCGTTGCTATGGCTATCGCTTTTTTAGTATATGTTATTTGTCGGTGGGGGTAAAAACGTTCGCCGGGATTAACACCAAAGGAGGGAATATGTCGGATGATATATCACTGGCAATGGAAGGTGCGCTGGCTGTTGTTGCTGTTGTGGGCGTTTACTGCCTGGTTGTGTTTTTGATGGATCGACTAGGGAACTGAATTCATTACGATATGGGAATTCCCATATCGGGTAAAAACGGTTTGCGGGAAAAGGAGAGTTAAGTAGAATTGCTGCGGGTGCTTGAGGCTATCTGTCTCAGGCATGAACACCAAAAGGCAGATAGAGAAAAGCCCCAGTTAACATTACGCGTCCGGCAAGACGCTTAACATTAATCTGAGGCCATATCTATGCTCTACACACGTAGGTTAGCCTCTTACGGACCGAAAGGTCAAGGAGAAGCAGGCTATGAAGCAGCAAAAGGCGATGTTAATCGCCCTGATCGTCATCTGTTTAACCGTCATAGTGACGGCACTGGTAACGAGGAAAGACCTCTGCGAGGTACGAATCCGAACCGGCCAGACGGAGGTCGCTGTCTTCACAGCTTACGAACCTGAGGAGTAAGAGACCCGGCGAGGGAGAAATCCCTCGCCACCTCTGATGTGGCAGGCATTCTCAACGCACCCGCACTTAACCCGCTTCGGCGGGTTTTTGTTTTTATTTTCAACGCATTTGAAGTTCTGGACGGTGCCGGAATAGAATCAAAAATACTTAAGTAGCGCGCAGGGATAAGAGGGATGGTCCCTTAAAGGGGAGAGCTAATTATCCGGAAGGATTCTGATGATGAACATCGAAGAACTGCGTAAAATTTTTTGTGAAGATGGCCTCTATGCTGTGTGCGTTGAAAATGGAAATATTGTTAGTCATTACCGCATTGTGTGTTTGCAAAAAAATGGGGCTGCGTTAATTAATTTTGTGGATGCCCGAGTGACGGACGGATTTATCTTGCGCGACGGTGAGTTTGTCACTTCATTACAGGTATTGAAAGAGATCGGAATAAAAGCTGGCTTTTCTGCTTTTTCAGAAGAATAAACTCATCTACAATCTTGCGCGGGGCTGAACTCCCGCTGAGTAACACCGTGCCACCGGAGAAAACCGATGGCACGCAACGCAAAATATTACAAACATGATAATTCGACCGTTCTTGCCCACACGCACGAGCGGTATTCTCACGCATTTAAGTCAGACTGGTACCAGCATCCCCCATGCACTGAAGAACAGGCCGAATGGCTCATTCAGTGTTACCGCAGGCGCGGATGCGAGGTTAAAAAAGCCCTTAGCCTCGACTACCGTCACTGGATAATCTCCGTCAGGCTGCCTTACTCCGAACGCCCACCGCGTCCGTCCCGCACATTCCAGCAACGCATCTGGAGGTAACGTGCGGGTATTACTTCGACCTGTTCTGGTACCGGAACTCGGGCTGGTGATCGTTAAGCCGGGCCGTGAATCCATGCCGGTATTCCACAATACCCGGGTACTGGTGGAGCCGGAACCGAAAAGCATGCGTAATCTGCCGTCCGGGGTCGTTCCTGCCGTTCGCCAGCCGCTGGCGGAGGATAAATCATTACTGCCATTTTTCAGCGACGAACGAGTGATTCGTGCTGCTGGTGGCGCTGGCGCACTGTCTGACTGGCTCCTGCGTCATGTCAAATCCTGCCAGTGGCCTCATGGTGACTACCATCACAGTGAAACCGTCATACATCGTTATGGTACCGGCGCAATGGTGTTGTGCTGGCACTGCGACAACCAGCTGCGCGACCAGACCTCCGAATCACTCGGGCAACTTGCTCACCAAAACCTGTCTGCATGGATGATTGACGTCATACGCCATGCAATGAATGGCTCGCAGGAACGGGAATTATCGCTGGCTGAATTATCCTGGTGGGCGGTCCGCAATCAGGTGGCGGACGCGCTACCGGAAGCGGTATTACGTCGTTCGCTGGGGTTGCGTGCGGAAAAAATCCGCTCAATGTACCGTGAAAGCGACATCGTACCGGGAGAGCAGACCGCCACCAGCATACTGAAGCAGCGCACAAAAAATATTGCTCCGTTGCCTCACGCCCACCAGCAACAGAATCCACCACAGGAAAAGACGGTGGTCAGCATTGCCGTTGATCCGGAGTCACCGGCTCAGTATCTCCAGCGCCAGAAACCACAACGGGAAGATATGCCTGTATACACGCGTTGGGTAAAAACGCAGAAATGCATGACGTGTGGCAATCAGGCAGATGATCCGCATCACATCATTGGTCATGGACTGGGAGGGATGGGAACAAAGGCTGATGATTTGTTTGTTATTCCGCTGTGCCGTAAATGCCATAGCGAACTACACGCCGGGGTAAAAGATTTTGAAGAAAAACACGGCAGCCAGCTGTTGTTGCTGATTCGTTTTTTAATGCACGCGAGAAATTCGGGTGTCCTGAAGTGGAAAGCATGAATGACTGAACGCATAGAATTTGTTTTGCCTTACCCGCCAACGGTGAACACTTACTGGCGACGTCGTGGCAGCACATATTTTGTATCAAAAGCCGGTGAGCGTTATCGCCGTGATGTGGCGCTTATTGTTCGCCAGCAGCGGCTGAAATTAAACCTGTCCGGAAGGCTGGCGATAAAGATTATTGCAGAGCCACCGGATAAGCGTCGTCGTGACCTGGACAATATCCTGAAAGCACCACTGGATGCGCTGACGCATGCCGGACTTCTCATAGACGACGAGCAGTTTGATGAAATCAATATTGTGCGCGGTCAGCTCGTTCCTGGGGGGCGGCTGGGCGTGAAGATTTACAAAATTGAGAGTGAGTGATCGTAAATATGATATATCCGGAAATTACAGGCAAAAGCGGCGAGCATTTACGTCTAAAAACGCTGGAAGCCGTCTGGATCCAGGGGAAATTACGGATGTGGGGGCGTTGGTCGTATATAGGTGGTGGCAAACCAGGAAATATGTTCAATCAGTTGCTGACATCCAAAAAACTGACAAAAACCGCGATCAATGAAGCCCTGCGTAGAATCAGGGAGTCAGGGATTGATAAACCAGAGCTGGAAGCATTCTTGCGAGAGATGATCGCTGGCAGACAGAAGAGCTGGTTGTCTCACTGTACTGATGCAGAGGCGTTACGCATTGATGGGGTGATAAGTAAAGCGCTTGCACGTTATCCTGGATTGATTGATATCCTGCGGCAAAGGTACGAAGGGCGGGGGATGAGTAAACGCAAAATGGCTGAATTGTTGAATGAGGTTCACCCTGAGTGGTGCTATGCAACATGCCGCAATCGTATAGATATGTGGCTGAGAATAGCTGAGTTTATTCTGTATCCACTGATGCGAGATGCATTTTCTTTTACTGACGCTTAGAATCTGGAGGGCGTTTGTTGTTGCACGAAGAGGATTTTTGGCTGGTAGTAAGGTTTGTGCAGTTTTAGAAAAAAAGCTTGTATTTTTAGCCATAAACTGTTTCAATCCAGCTACGCTTCGCAAAGCTGTACCGCGAGGCGAATAGCAGACATGGACACCTGAAAGAACCCGCTTTATGCGGGTTTTTTTATGCCTGAAAAACGGCACAGAACATTAAACGCGCTGGTTGTTGTGAATACTGGTCTTTCAGCTTGCTGGCTTTTTCGACAAGAGGTATTGGTATGTCACGTTAACCGGAAAAGGGAAAAAGGCATGCTAAAACAGCAGGATATGACCGAAACCGCCAGAGTGGTGTTTAATGAATTAAGCGTCACCGAACCGGCGACCGTCGGGGAAATTGCGCAGAATACTGACCTTTCACGCGAACGCTGCCAGTTAATACTGACTCAGCTTGTTATGGCGGGTCTGGCAGATTATCAGTTCGGTTGTTACAGACGCCTTCCGCAGTGAAGGCTTTTTAATTTGTGGTAATGGGCGGCTGGTGGGTGTTAGCGGCACCTGCCAGCCATCTGCTCATGCGTTGGGGTCACAAGCAAACCTCAGGCCCATCTGCTTTGCGCAAAAGCGGTATGAGCCTATCAGAGAAGTGCTTATTGATCTATGGCTAATACTGTAAAAATATCCAGTTGTGAGTTAATCAACGCTGATTGCCTGGAATTTATCCAGACCTTACCGGAAAATTCTGTCGATCTGATAGTCACAGACCCGCCATACTTTAAAGTGAAGCCCGAGGGCTGGGATAACCAGTGGGAGGGCGACGATGATTACCTGAAATGGCTGGACCAGTGTCTGGCGCAGTTCTGGCGGGTACTGAAGCCTACCGGAAGTCTTTACCTGTTCTGTGGTCATCGCCTGGCATCTGACACCGAAATCATGATGCGTGAGCGCTTTAATGTGCTGAACCACATTATCTGGGCGAAGCCGTCCGGACGCTGGAACGGGTGCAATAAGGAAAGTCTGCGGGCGTATTTTCCGGCAACAGAGCGCATTCTGTTTGCAGAACATTATCAGGGACCGTATCGCCCGAAAGATGATGGCTATGTGGAGCAGGGGCGCGAGCTAAAACAGCACGTCATGGCCCCGCTGATTTCTTACTTTCGTGATGCGCGTAAATCACTGGGAATAACGTCAAAACAGATAGCGGAAGCCACCGGAAAGAAAAACATGGCTTCGCACTGGTTTGGTGCCAGTCAGTGGCAGTTACCGAACGAGGGTGATTACAATAAATTGCAGGCGTTGTTTGCGCGTGTTGCGGCAGAAAAACATCAGCGCGGGGAACTGGAAAAGCCACACCACCAGCTGGTCAGCACATACAGTGAGCTGAACCGGCAGTATACGGAACTGCTGAGTGAATATAAAAATTTGCGGCGGTATTTCGGTGTGACGGCGCAGGTTCCGTACACCGATGTCTGGACGCATAAACCGGTGCAGTACTATCCAGGGAAACATCCGTGCGAAAAACCGGCAGAAATGCTGCAGCAGATAATCAACGCGAGCAGTCGTCCGGGAGACCTGGTTGCAGATTTTTTTATGGGTTCAGGTTCAACGGTAAAAGCGGCGATGGCACTGGGGCGTTGTGCGATTGGTGTTGAGCTGGAGACCGGACGTTTTGAACAGACAGTCAGGGAAGTTCAGGATTTAATCGTTTGAAACGGATGAGATTGCAGAATTAATTACGCACCATTATTATTCTGCTCCCGGCCCTTTAGCTCAGTGGTGAGAGCGAGCGACTCATAATCGCCAGGTCGCTGGTTCAAATCCAGCAAGGGCCACCAACCGCCACTAGCTCATCAGGAAAGAGCGTCAACCCTTTAAGTTGAGTGTGCGAGGTTCGAGTCCCCGGTGGCGGTCCAGTGCCGACTTAGCTCAGTAGGTAGAGCAACTGACTTGTAATCAGTAGGTCACCAGTTCGATTCCGGTAGTCGGCACCATATGCGGGCATCGTATAATGGCTATTACCTCAGCCTTCCAAGCTGATGATGCGGGTTCGATTCCCGCTGCCCGCTCCAGTTAGAGTCTTTCAGTCTGCGATGATGGGAAATCCCGGAGTGACTGAAAGACGTTTAGGTTATGAATGATCGCTTTTTTTTGCAAAATTGCTGTGCAGAAATACTAACCTTCGGGCAGGCGATCATTCATAAGCACTCTGCTTTTATTCCGATTAACTGTGGGTGGTTTGTTGGATAGAGTGCTTTCCT